AAGCCAATGAACTTTAAATTAGCTGCATTATTATTAGATGTAGAATTATACAGAGGTAAATATGAGGGCTGCCATCCCCTTCGTAAAAAAGATTATTATGAAAAATGGATGAAAGCAAGGGCAGTATTAAAAGAGTACACCGGCAAACAGGAAATAAAAATAACTGTTAAATATAAACCTTCTGTAAGAATGGATGATTGGTCTGAAAACTTTGAAAACTTTATAAATTAAAACTATGAACTTATTTAAAATTCAAAATGAATTAAAAGCACCGAAAGGGCAAACAAATAACTTTGGTAAATATAAATACCGAAGTGCGGAGGATATTATTGAAGCTGTAAAACCTATATTGTTTAAATACAATACTGCTTTAATTATTAGTGATGAAGTAGTATTAGTAGGCGATCGGCTTTACATAAAAGCAACTGCAATGCTTATTGATGACATTGGCGAGAGAATACAAGTATCTGGGTGGGCTAGAGAAGAGGAAGTAAAAAAGGGAATGGATGCGGCACAAATTACAGGATCTGCATCTAGCTACGCACGAAAGTATGCGCTTAATGGTTTATTTGCTATTGATGATACCAAAGATTCAGATGCTACAAATAAGCACGAAGATGAGGTAGGCGCAGATAAACGCTTATTCCTATTGACTATGCTTGAATCAACTACNTATGATGAACAGNCAAAAGAAAAATTAGCCATAAGGATTGAAGCGATTACNACAATAGATAGTTATAAAAAAGCAGANGTAAATNTATTGAGCAATCAAATAGAAGATAAAGACAGAATTGCAATGGGGTTTAATTANAACCAGAGCGATATTAAGAAAACCAAAAAAAGTTTATGAGAAATTTAATACCAATAGAAAGGCAAATGCTTTTAGCACAGGTATATCATTACGCTTGGTATGATGCACAAGCCTACATTGAGTTACAGGAGTTCATAAAAAAATGGGAAGATAAATGCGAAATTAAAGCAGTATTTAGTAATCAAATAAATCAAGATGACACAACAAACACAGGTGCTTAATCACCTAAAAAAAGGAAGCCTAACATCCATACAGGCATTAAGAAAGTGTGGAACAATGAGATTAGCAGCTTATGTATTCAACTTAAAAAGAGAAGGGTACAAGATTTTAAGCACGAATGTAAATGTGGGATCTGCAAAGAAACCAAAGTATGTAACAAATTATTCATTAAAAAAATAAACAAATGAGCGAAGTAGAAAAAATCAAAATCGGAGCTTGGAAAAAAGAAACGAGCAAGGGTGTAGTAATTAACTTTACCATTAATGGTCAAAGATATTCTATGTGGGAGAATAAATTTAAAAAGGAATCAAAGCATCCAGATTACCAAATTTATGAGGACACATACAAACCAACAGAAACCCCATTTTAAATGAATAGCGAAATAGTAGCATACTACCGGCATAGTGCAGAGCAGTTAAAAATTCTTAAAAAGATATTAAAGAAAAACAATTTAATAACTGATGAGAAGATAATTAACATAACCCCCAAAAAATTAGTATCATTAGTTGAAGATGTATTTGAATGTGATATTAGTTTACAAAACAGGAAACAAACAACTGTTTTTGGGAGACAGGCTGCTGCTTTTATTTTAAAGAACTTTACTAGGCTATCGCTTAAAGAAATAGCTACCGAGATAGGGGTACAAGACCATAGCACAGTCTTATATTCAATCAAAAAATGTGGAAATCTAATGGTTACAGAAGATTGGTACAGAAACAAAATAGAAATAATCCAAGAAGAGATTGGAAAATATAGTAACTTTGTATCAAAATAGGGTTATTGCAGAATCCTTTGTTTTTAAAATCATTGCCCGAAGAGGCGGAGGTACTGCAATTACCTTCAAATCCGAGGGCTTTTTTATTTATGAAAAGTAATTCATATTATTTTAGCCACGATTATAACGCTGCTAATGATACAAAAATTTTGTTTTTGCGGCATCAGTTAGGTATGGAAGGCTATGGGATCTATTGGTTTTTAGTTGAACAGTTAGCAAGTGCCGGAGGTAAATTACCTCTTGAATTAATCCCTGTATTAGCAATGCAAATGCAATGCACAGATGTAAAAGTTAATGGAGTATTAATGAACTTTAATTTATTTACTATTGAATCTGGGGAGTTTCATTCAGAACGATTACAAAATCATTTAGCATTACGACAAAAGTTAAGCGAAAGCGGTAAAACAGGCGCAAATAATAGGTGGCTTAATGGGGGGGCTATTGGGGAGGCTATTGGGGAGGGCAATGCAAAGAAAAGAAAAGAAAAGAAAATTAAAGAAAATATAATAGATTACAGAGAAGAGTTTATAAATAAACTTATTCCCTACAAACTAGAATTAAATAATGAATATGAAAATTTTTTAATGTATTGGACTGAATCAAATAAAAATGGTAAATTGCGTTACGAGCTAGAAAAGTTTTTTAATCTTGAGCGCAGAATATTAACTTGGAATAAAAACAAAGATAAGTATGCAACAGCAAAATCAGCTACCGCAGCAAGTACAAAAAGAATGTCAGACCTTAAGCAATGGGTTGGACAATGAGATCGCATCTTGTTTTAATGGCGATAAATTAAATCTTGTTAGCCCTGTAATTTTAAAACAAAACCTTGCTTATATTTTTACTTTAATAGGATTAACTAGGCTGCCAGATCCTGATGAGTATTCTATTATTGAGGATTTTATTCGTACAAGCTATCCAATGTTTACAATACAGGAGTTTCGTATTGCGTTTAAATTAGCTACATTGGGAAAGCTAGATTGCAATGTGGAACACTACGAAAAATTTAGTGGTAAGTTTATAAGCCAAGTAATGAATGCTTATAAATCAAAAGCTAATGATGTAAGGAAGCAAATAAAACCTATAAACCAATTACCTGTGCCAAAATTAACAGAGGATGAGATTGTGGACTTTACTCGCAATGATTGGAATAACAGTTATAAAACTGATTTTAATAAAATATTTAATACATCCAGAGTGTTTGATATTCTACTAAAACAAAACAAACTAAATATAGATCCCAATGAATATACTAAAATAATGAATATAGTAAACGAGGATAATATAGCTAGGATAAATAAGATGCTACCTGTGGAAGCGAAGGAGTTTAAAGAGCAAATAAAGAACGCTAATTATTTTGATAGGCAATGTAAAGCGTTGGTAATTGTTAAATACTTTGAGAATGAGACAAATAAGATATAGAGAATACGGAGTATTAAAATGGTGTTATACAGATGATTTTGTAAACTATTATAGGAAATATGAGGAGTGTATAGATAAAAAAAATTTATTAATATTTGAAAAAGAATTTTATGAAAAAATGTACGAAGTGCAAAAAAGAGAAGGAATTGGAATTTTTCAGAAAAGACCATAGAACTTCAAGCGGTACTTATTGCTTATGTTTAGATTGCCAGAGAGCAAATCAAAAAAGGTATAGTGATAAAAAAAAGGAAGGAATAATAAAAGCATTTTAAAATGACACACGGAAGTTTATTTAGCGGAATAGGTGGCTTTGACCTTGCTGCAGATTGGATGGGATGGGATAATATATTTCATTGCGAATGGAATCCCTTTGGACAAAAAGTACTAAAACATCATTTCCCAAATTCAATAAGTTATAATGACATTACAAAAACAGACTTCTCAATTCACGCAGGGCAGATTGATATTCTCACAGGAGGATTTCCTTGCCAACCTTATTCATCAGCAGGAAAAAGACTTGGGAAAGCCGATGAGAGACATCTCTTTCCTGAAATGCTACGAGCAATTAAAGAAATCAAACCAAGATACATCGTGGGCGAGAATGTTCGTGGACTTGTTAGTTGGGGGGGGGGAATGGTATTCAACGAAGTGTGCGATGATTTGGAAAGGGAAGGATATGAAGTTCAATCGTTTCTTATTCCTGCTGCAAGTGTCGGCGCACCGCACCAAAGACAAAGAATTTGGTTTGTTGCTCACTCCAACGACAAAGGAAGATTTAGTGAATTTAGTAAAGTTCAAAAAGAGAATGGAGAAATATCCCAACGGAACAACGATGCCGAATCTAGCAACGCAAGTGATGCAATTATTACCAACACCAATGGCATCGGAAGGGGAAAAGTTGACAGGATCACCATCCGAAAATCAAATGTCATTGACAAAATTAGCGAGGAATGGAATGCTACCAACTCCCAGTGCATTGGATTGGATATCCCCAAGGAAACCAGAAACCTTCATATTAGCACAAGAGAGGCACAAGCAAAAAGGAGTGAGTTTACAAAATCCTTTAAAGCAAATGGCGGTGATGGGGATGTTGCCAACTCCGAATCAAAGGGATTATTTGGGTTGCACAAGACCGGGTTTGAGAATAACATCAACAGGGAAAACACAAAAATATGGGGAGGTACTTCCAGACACAATAAAGAGAATAACTTCATCCACTTCCCAACTAAACCCCCTATTTGTGGAGGAGATGATGGGATTCCCAGAGAATTGGACTCTATCACCTTTCCTAAATGGAGAAGAGAATCAATTAAAGGATACGGAAATGCAATAGTTCCACAGGTGGCTCACGAGATATTTAAAGCAATACAAAAAATAGAAGATTTATAAATATGGATATTACCGCAAACGATTTAACAAAGTGGGCTAAAAAAAACTTTGAGTATTTAGGTTACAGACTTAACCGAGTTAACAATATCCCTTGGGGTAAAAGAAAGGGAACGATTGAAAAGGGTTGGGCAGATCTACAAGGGTACACAAATGATGGTAAATACATAGCAGTAGAAGTAAAGAAAATAGGGGATAAAATTAGTGCAGTACAAAGCGAGAGATTACAAGATGCTTGGAATTGTGGATGTTTAGTTTATATTTGTACCGAAAAGGAAGGCAAACCTGTACTAATTGAATGGTCAAAAATAAAATTATAGAGCAATTTTGGAATAGCAAAGAGGTTGATGAAGCCTTTAATAAGATGCAGCCAGAGGAGTTACGCTATGATTTAAAGGCAGAAGTTTTTTTAGTTCTTTGTGAAATGGATGAAGAGAAGTTAATAGGATTGTATCAAAGATGCGAGTTAAAGTTTTATATTGTAAGAACGATGCTCAATATGATAAAATCAGATAGAAGTGCTTTTTATAAAAATTATAGGAATTATACAGAGTATGTTGATACAGGTGCGAAAGTTGAGGATGAGCAAAGCGATTTAGTTGATAGGATGGAAAAGAAAATGGAGGGTTTGCATTGGTATCATAAAGAGATATTAAAATTATATGCTATTGATTTTAAAAAGAACGCAAAAGAGTTAAGCAGAAAAACCGGCATTCCCTATATGAGTATTATTAGAACATTGCACAAAACAAAAAAAGAACTAAAACAAAACCTAAAAAAATGATTCAAGTAATTTTAACATCAATATGTGCATCACTATTCTTTAATTATATACACCGCTTACATATCAAATGGAATATTAATTATAAGCCATTCTCGTGCGTATCCTGTTTATCCGCTTGGTTGGCAATCTTATTTTTATATACACCTGAATTGATTTTAAATATTGCAACTGTTATGTTTGTTAGTGGAGTGTTTTCTTCAATAGCTGAATTTTATTTAAATAAACTAATGTATGGAAATAGCTGATAAAGATTTTATGAATGAGCATATAAATAATTGGCACACAGTTCAAAATGGCTATATTAGGAATATTGAATTAAACATACTTAAAAGCTATGAGGCAATTTATAGAAAATATATTGATAGCAATTACATCTGCATAATATGGTGCGGTAATTGTAAAATGGATATGATAAAAACTTTATACACTTATCACGAAAACAATGGCTAACATAATACACCCCACCGCCATCATTGGCAAAAATGTTGAACTAGGAGATAATAACTACATTGGTGCTTATTGCATTATTGGAGATCTAGCAGAGTACAAAAAATATTGGTTTGATACAGATCCAGAGGGTAGATTTTATTCTTATATAGGATTAAAAAAGGGTAAGGTTTATATAGGTAATAACAATATAATTACAGGGCTTGTAACTATTGATGCAGGTACAGAAGATTTAACCTATATACAAGATGATTGTTTCATTATGAAACACGCGCATATAGGACACGATTGCGTAATAAAAAACGGAGTTACAATTAGCTGCGGTGCAAAAATAGGTGGGCATACAATTATAAAAGAAAATAGCAACATAGGATTAAACGCGGTATTACATCAATGGGCAGTAATTGAAGAGGGTTGTATGATAGGGGCAAGTGCATTTTTTAAAGGGCAATCAGAAGCATTTAGTAAATATGCGGGAGTACCTGCTAAAAAAATAGGAAGNAATTTAAAATGAAAATAGCAATAATTTTTTTAAGCCTTGACAGGCAACANNTAGCAAAGCAAGTAATTGAGCAAAACTTTTATAATGCCGGTTACAATGCTGATTGTTTTTTAATAGATAACGGAAGCACAGAAGAGCAGTTTTTTAATATTGCGAAATTATATAAATGGCATTTTGCTACTTGGTCGCAGCACAAAAGAGGCATAGCAGCAGGATTTAATTTAGGGTTATCATTAACAAAAGATTACGATGCAGTTTGCGTAATGGCTAATGATATTTTATTACCTAAAAATTGGCTACAAAGTTGGGTTACTTTTTATAAAAGCATACCAAAGACAGGTATTATAGGAATACATTGCGTTGAAGATTTACCACCATTAGAGGATGGAGTACATAAAACGCATACACCTTTTGGAAATAACTTTATATCAGGGGATCTTATTAAAGAGATAGGCGGTTATAACATTGATTACGATCCCTATGGAATGCAAGACAGAGACTTTGCGGAAAGGGCAACCATTGCAGGATATGTAAATTATTATGTGCCTAATTTAAAATCAGAACATATTGGACACGATGTTGGAAATAAATCCGAATACAGAGCTATGAAGGATGAAAGTTTACAAAGAGCGCAATCTGTTTGGGAGAAGTATCAACCAATATATCACAATGAAAAAAAGATTAGATGCGAATTTTAGCTTTAACAAGTAAGTATAGTGGTGTAGGTTATCATAGGATAATGATGCCCCTTGTTAATATGCCCAAAGATTATTGTTTAATTACCGATGTAATAAATGATGAGGTATTAGAACATAAGTTTGATTTGGTTATTTTAAATAGAATGCTATCCCATCCTGTAAGCGAGATTGAAGCGTGGAGAGATAAATATAGATTTAAGTTAGTAGTTGATAATGATGACCATTGGCAGCTAGATCCTTCGCATATTTTAAATCAAAGCTATAAAGATAATAATGTAACAAATAGAATATTATCTTATATAGAGATTGCAGATTTATGCACCTGCACACACGATAGGTTAGCCACAGAGATATATGAAGTAAATAAAAGCGTTGAGATTATTCCTAATGCAATACCTTATGGAGAAGAGCAGTTCCAAGATAATAAAATTGAAAGCAAATTAGTTAGGTTTTTTTGGTCAGGTAGCGGAACGCACGAAAGGGATTTGGAGATATTAAGATTCCCAATGAAGCGTATAAACTTTCCTATTAAGACAGTTATAGCCGGTTACAATGATGGGGAAAAACCTGTATGGGATAAAATGATAGTAGCTTTTACTAATGGGCTAAAGCTAAATCCAATTATTTATAATTTTAATGAGGTTACAAAATATATGGCTGCCTATGCAGATAGTGATGTGAGTATAATCCCTTTACTAGATACGAGCTTTAATAGNATGAAATCAAACCTAAAAATATTAGAGACCGCANCAAAGCATAATCCTGCAATAGTCTCAAATGTGCATCCATATAAAGATATGCCGGTATGTTATGTAAATAGNCAAAAGGATTGGTATAAATGGATTAAGCTATTGACCTATGATGAAGCTGCTAGATTAGANTATGGAGAAAAGTTATTTGAGTATTGTAATAAGCACTTTAACTTACACGATGTAAACAAACAAAGATCTGCTATTTATAATAAATTAATAGACAATGCCAATATATAAATGCTCAAACGGAAAATACAGAATAGGACAAGGCGGTTGTATTTATGACACAGAACAAAAGGCTGAAAGTGTATGGGCTGCAATAAGAATTGCAATGGCAGATACATATAGCGACTATCCAGAGGCTGCTAAAACAAACGCACAAAGGGCATTAGATATTAAAAAAGAAAATGATAAGGGATGCGGAACACTTGTTGGATGGACTAGGGCAAATCAATTAGCCAAAGGGGAAAACATATCAAGAGATACAATCGCAAGGATGTCAAGTTTTGAAAGGCATAGAGAAAATAGCAAGGGCAACCCAAAAGAGGATTGCGGTGCTTTAATGTGGTTAGCTTGGGGCGGAGATGAAGGAGTTGCTTGGGCTACAAGAAAGCTACAACAGATTGATAAAACCAAATTAGCGGAAGGGATGCCACATTACACTAAAGATGGTAAATTATGGAAAGGGGAAACGCATAAAGATGCATCAGGGAAATTAATGACAGGCGCAGAACATACAGAAGATTCAGAGTATTTATACCATAAAGAGGATTTAAAATAAAAAACCATACTAAAATATACTTGAACCATTTTGGTTACACAGGCGAGGATTTTATTCCTTGTGAAGTATGCGGAAGTAAAGCAGTTGATATACATCATATTCATAGAAGAGGAATGGGGGGAAGCGTAGGGGCTGATAAGATTGAAAACTTGATGGCGGTTTGTAGATTCTGCCATATAGAATACGGAGACAAGAAACAATATTTTGAATTATTAGTAAAGGCACATAAACAAAAATTAGATGGCAAAGGTTAAAAGTGATGCTAAAAAAGTTATCTTTGGTAAAAGGAAACGAGGCAAGTATAAAAAATCCCACAATAAAAATGACAGAAAAGAAACCAACTATCGCGGTCAAGGTCGTTAAGATTACCGAGATAAAACCTAACCCAAGCAATCCAAGAATAATAAAAGATGACAAGTTTAAAAAGCTAGTT